CTGTACGGCGTTGTTTAATCTGTATTGCTACATCAATTCGCTGACCACACTCGACGTTAGCACCTGTACGGCGTTGTTTGATCTGGATTGCTCCTACAATGCGCTGACCACACTCGACGTTAGCACCTGTACGGCGTTGGTTACTCTGTATTGCTACAGCAATTCGCTGACCACACTCGACGTTACCGGCTGTACGGCGTTGGTTACTCTGTATTGCGAATACAACTCGATGATTAACACACAAGTTGACAATGTGCTTTGTGATGTTGATGTGAATGGGTCGCTAGGCGGGACTCTGACGATTACCTACAACGCGCCGCCAACAGTGGCGGGTCTGGCTTGCGCCGCAAACCTTATTGGAAAAGGATGGGCGGTGAACCATGATTAAACGCCTTTTGATTTTTTCAGGATTGTTTTGGGCGACTCAGGCACTCGCGTTAGTTCCCTTTTTTTCAGACCCAACCTACGAAAGGGATGAGCCAATTGACCCCCCGTGGTTCGTCATGAACAGCGGACAACCCTCCCGGCTTTACCATAACGGAGTCTACCAGTCGCAGGAGACCGGGACCGATGACCTAGACCTACTCGAAGTCTGGTCGGTACAATCTTCGGGGGTTCCGGTTGGCCTGATGGACATGACGGGGCATGGCGTGCGCACCCGGGATTTAGTAGCGACGGTGGCCCCTGAGAGCCCTCAGTACTATAAAGAGCTAAGCCGCTGGGATGTGCGGGACATCGCGGACGGCATAAACCAAGCTATTCTGGCGGGGTGCCGAGTTGTGGTAATCGGTGAAGGATTTTCCACCCAGAATGCGGCGCTGTACGCGGCGTGCGGAAATGCGGATGCCCAAGGAGTGCTGATATGTTGCGCCGTTCCGAATTCCGAAATCAATCTGGACAGCGGTGCTTGTGACTATCCGTATTCGTGGGCGGGGGAGATTGGGGCAATCATCGGAGTGAACTGCACTGGCCGCACGGGAGCGCATTATGCCCCATCCGCAGCGGGGGTGCCTGTGTTGGGCGCCCCCGGGCGAAACATCGTGGCGGCGGGGACGTATTCTAGCGGGACGAGTTGGGCGACGGCGATCTTCGCGGGGTGCGCATCACTCCTAATGGAACGCTATTCCGGCCAGACTCCCGCAGCCTATCGAAATCTGCTAGAGACGACGGCGCGTGCGGGCTCGCGCCGCATTGATATGCTGGCGGCTTTTCAACTACCCAGGCCTCGATTGGCTATTCGTCCGGGGGTACTCATAGTTTACGGACTCTCCGATTGGCGGTATGTGGTTGAGCGAAGCGGCGATTTGACGACCTGGAGTTGGCTGGCTGAAGTCAACGGCGGCGACGAGTTACCCGTAACTCCGGGATTTTTTCGGGCGTCCGCAAACGTTGGGTGGCGGGAACGAATCCCGTTGACTAAACACAAGAAATGAGCAACTGTTGATTGATATGGCTACACTTTCAGCATCGGAACAAGCAGCGATTCAAAGCGCAATTGATTACCTCGTCGTCGGCACCGCAGTTGAGCGGCCTCTGGATGAAGGTGTGGCGCAGCGGTTGACGCCACTGGTAGAGTCCGGATCGTTTTTGGATGTGGGGATGACCTCGGGCGACGTGTACGCCGCCCTGCGAGACCGCCCGTTTTCCAGTTTGATCGCGCTTGCGATGGCGTGTGGTGAGTTGAGCGCCAAGCTGACGGAGGCCCAGGAGGGGGCTCTTGGGGACACGTCTATGTTGATGATCAGTGCTTCGGCAGTAGAACAGCCGTTTGATGCCGGGATCATCCAGCAGATTGGCGAAATCGCGGCTGCCACCGGCTTTCTGACCAACGGCGGCTTCAAAGAAGCGATGCGGGACAACCCAGTCTCGACAATGCTTCGCTGGGCGCTTTTTCTCGGACAATAGGGGTTGTCAGTACGCCCCGGCTGTGATACAGTTGGGGCATGAAAACATTTGGTTATCTCCGGGTCTCCGGTCGGGGACAGGTTGAAGGCGACGGTCCTGAGCGGCAGGCCGAAGCGATCACTCGATTTTGCAAAGCTCACCAACTCACCGAGCCGGTGATGTTTTTCGAGGCTGGGGTTTCCGGAACAGTGGAGGCGATGGATCGCCCCAAGTTCTCGGACTTGATCGCTGCAACCGAGGCATTGCCAGAAGGGGAAACGGCCTGCATCGTGGTGGAGCGGCTGGACCGGCTGGCGCGCGACCTCCGGGTGTCGGAATTCCTCCTGGCGGAGTGCCGGAACCGGAAAATCCCGGTCTATGCGGCGGATCAGTCGGTGCTGATTGACGTGGCTTCCAACGATATTGACCCGACCCGGACCCTCCTTCGGCAGATTCTCGGCGCGCTGGCGGAATGGGAAAAGTCGGCTTTGGTGTACAAGCTCCGCCGTGCGCGCGAGAGGGTCCGGGCGGAGAAGGGGCGTTGCGAGGGGCGGCTCCCGTATGGGCACGAATCCTACCCGGAGGAGGCCTCCGCGCTGAAGATTCTCGAAGCGTGGCGGGTGGCCGGCAACTCCTGGCGAACTATGGCCAAGTGGGCAAACGAAATGGGGCTCAAGACGAGACTTGGTAGGCCCTGGACTTTCAACTCGCTCCAGGGGGTCATGGCGAACCGAAAAAAGTGAACACTCAGCCCCCGGCAGGCGACTGTTGGGGGTATGAACACCATTGTAATCGCGGTGCTCGGCTTCCTCGCGGGAGCCGTGTTTAGCTACCTGTTCCTCCGGGCCAACCCCAAGAAGAAAGCCTCCCTGGACGAGGCGGTCAACAAGACCAGTAAGTGAGGGTCTTTGCCGTCTTTTCGGAGCGAAAGGCGGGGTTGATAAGGGTCTGGGTCCGATCATGGTCGGGCCGAGGCTGGGCTCCACAGCTAATCTCGGCGAGCGAGATCAAGAAATATGGCACCGCCCGCCGGGCGGCGGAGGCGCGGGGTAAGGGGCTGCTTAGCGATTTGCAGGTGGTCAATTTCGCGTACCCGGCGCGCTCGCGGCTGCCCCGGCGGGTAGTTTGTTACGGGCGTACTGGCTGGCAGACGGCCCGGCTGGTGCGGTTTCCGGTTGTCGGCGGGGAAGACTTGGTATTGCGGTGCGGGCGCGCGGTATGACCCCGGAAGCCCAACAGTTGGTTGCCGGGGTGACCGAGCGGGTACACGCCGACAAGATACCGGACGCGGCCAAGCTGGTTGCGAAGACCTGCGGGATTACCCTGGAGAAAGGGGAGAAGCCGGCGGTCCAGGTCCTTCAGTATTTTCTACACACCCTGCTTGACGGCGGCGCGTTCGCAGAGGCGGCGCAGTTGCTTTGGACTACCACCCAGTTCAACCCGAATCCGGGCAGCACGAAGGAGGTATGGGGGCTTTTCGACACGGCGGATACCGGGCTGATCATGGGCGCCGCCAAGATGTCCAAGTGCATCCTCGCTTCTGATCTTTGTCGTAAGTTTGATTTATCGCTGAGCCGGGCGGATGCGGTTCGGGTTGGGGATGTTTTGATGGGCGACGACGGGACGCCCCGAAACGTGTTGGAAACAGTTTCCGGGCGGGAGCCCATGTGGGAAATAAAACCCGATCACGCCCCGGCGTTTTGTTGTACCGCTGATCACGTTCTGACGTTAGTGTGTACGTGGACTAGGCGCAATAATGGCGGGAGATATGGGATTTCGTCTGGGTACACTCCCGGAAAAATAGTTGACGTACCGTTGCGGGATTACTTGGGGTGGAGTAAGACGCGCAAACGGGCGTATCGGCTGTTTGTAAAACCGGCGGTATCTCCGGCGAAAGAATTACGAGTTGATCCCTATATTTATGGAGCATGGCTCGGGGATGGGACTTGTTGCAGGTGTGATCTGACTTCTCCAGAAGGCCCTATGGTGTCGGAGTGGATTCGGTATTGGCGAAGTCTGGGGTTTCGGGTAGAGAAAATTGCCAAATACGGGTGGAGCGCGCGACATCAGACCCCCGAAAAACGAATCTGGCCGAACTTTTGGATCAGGTCCAGTGTTGTGAACGGGGTAAAGCGTATTTTTCCAGAGTATCTGGCGGGGTCATTTGAGCAGCGGATGCAGCTACTCGCCGGATTGATAGATTCGGATGGAACTTCGGTTGGAGCGGGATATGACATTGTTACAAAGTGGCCCGGGCTAGCAGACGATATCGAGGCGCTGGCACGAAGCCTTGGTTTTTTGGTAAGCCGGAGCGTAAGAAAGCACAGCATTAAGAGCATCGGATTCTCTGCGGAGTATGCGCACTTATATTTGCGCGGGCCTTGCGATTTGATACCAACGAAGGAAAAAAGAATTGGTAGGGTGGCTCGAAAGAGTATGACCGGCGATGTGATGACTACCCGGTTTTCGGTCACTCCGGTTGGCGAGCAGAAGTATGCGGGGTTCATGTTGGATGGTAACCACCGATTTCAACTTGCTTCGGGCATAATCACGCACAACAGTTTTTCGATGGGCGTGCGGTTGTTCCTGGAATGGGTGCGCGACCCGGAGTTTACCTCGGTGCGCGTGCTTGGTCCCTCTGAGGACCATCTGGAGCAGAATCTTTTTTCGCACTTGGTTTCGCTGCACCAGCACGCTACGCTGCCGATGCCGGGCACCGTGGGCAATCTGTTCATCGGCCTGAGCCGGCGGGATCAGCTATCCTCGATTCGCGGGGTGGTAATCCCTAAAGGTACGCAGAAGAAGGCCGGGCGTTTGCAGGGTTCGCACCGCCGGCCCCGTCCCGCCCCGCACCCGATATTCGGCCCGCTGTCCCGGCTGTTCATTTTTCTGGATGAAATCGAGAACATTCCTACCGGAGTCTGGCAGGACATTGACAACGTTCTCTCGGAAATAGAAAAGGGCGGTCAGGGGTTCAAAGTCTTCGGGGCTTACAATCCGACGAACCCGACCGACGAAGTCGGGAAGCGCGCGGAGCCGCCCTTCGGGTGGTCCGACCTGGACGAAGACACGCATTTCCGCTGGAAGTCTGCCCGGGGTTGGGACGTGTTGCGCCTAGACGGCGAGCGGTGCGAGAACGTGATCGGGGGGCAGGTGATCTACCCGGGGTTGCAGACCCGGGATGGCCTGGAGCGGATCGCGCAGAACGCGGGGGGCCGCATGGCCGCTGGCTACCGCACGATGGGGCGGGGGCTTTATCCGACGACGGGGATCGAGGCAATGATCATTCCGCTGGGGATGTTGGAGAAAATGCGCGGGGAGTTTATTTGGTATCAGGACCCGCGCCCGGTTGGCGCCACGGACCTAGCCCTGGAGGGCTCAGATGGGGCGGTGCATACTTTGGGCGATTTTGGGATGGCGAGCGGGATCAAGTATCCCCCGTCGTTGGATTATCCCAAGGGGCGTACGCTGATGTTCAAAGACGACATGGGCAACGTAGTTCCCCGCTGGGGTCTCCAGGCAAAGCAGCAGTTTGTGCTTCCGAAGGGGGACACGGTTGCCATGAAGAACGCGATTCTGGACATCAACCGAAAGGCTGGGGTGCGCCCGGACTACTATGCCTGTGACCGCACGGGGCACGGCGCGGGAGTCGCGGACCTGTTGCGGTACGAGTGGTCCACCCAGATTCACGACATCAATTACACATCGGCGGCGAGTGACTCCAAGATTATGCTGGAGGATTCGCGGATTTGCAAAGAGGAATATGAGCGGGTCTTCACGGAACTTTGGTTCGCGGTCCGGCTGTGGGGGGAGTTCGGCTACTTGCTGCTCCACCCGATTATGGACCTGGGAAAGCTGACCCAACAGCTTACGCAGCGGAGGTTTTTCACCCGGGGGAGCCGAAAGCAAGTAGAGTCCAAGACGGATTACAAGTCCAGAGGTTTCGAGTCGCCCGGCGAAGCGGATTCTTTGACGCTGTTATTGCACGCCGCGCGCAAGGGCAGTGGCGTTATCCCCTCGATGCGCGGGGCGGCGGGTCCCTCGTTTATGGCCGAGGACGAGGATTGGGGCCGCGCGCGGTATCCCGGCGGGGTGCGGATAGACGTCTCGAATCAGTCCCCGACGCTGGATGATCGGGTCGTGATCATGTGAAAAAGATCAATCGCAGTATTTACCCAAAGACGGGCTATCAGTTTACCGAGTCAGACGGCACGGTGCTCCAGGCGAGCAATTGGGACGGCGTGATAATGCGGGTCAAGCGATATCGGCGCCGGCAGCGGCTCCCCGAGGGAAATGCCGCCCAGGAGGTAATCGAGCAGGCCTGTCGGGACAACCCGGGAATCTGTTTCGAGGAAAGCCCGGAGTATAAAGCGCAACTCAAGAAAACCTCGCTGAAGGGGTTGGTCTTGCTGTGGATCAACGCGGTCCGGCAGCGGCGGGAACGAGAGCCCTTGGTTTTCGTGGGTGATGTGCTTCATGCTGCGCGGGTGGACGTTTGCAGCCGGTGCCCCAAAAACACGGAGCTTCCTTCGGGCTGCGGATCGTGTGTGGCGGCGCTGCGGGCTTTGGCGGAGGGGGTGGTCGGCAACCGGCAGCTTGACGGGCGGGTGCATGGCTGCATCGTGCTGGGGGAACACCTTCCGGTGTCCACCTGGATCGAGACCCCGACGCTGCCCAACCCCGAGTTGCCGGCGGAATGCTGGAGAAAACGCACTTTATGATAAAGCTGACCTGGAAATTTTTGTGCGCGATGGCGAGGCACCAATGGGCGAAGTGGCACGGGTTTGAAATACTGGCCTCGACCGGGACGCAGTCGGACCGGTTCGAGATTTGCGCGCCGTGTGACTACAACGATGAGGGCCAATGCCTTAAATGCCGCTGCCTGATTATATCAAAGACGGTCATGGCGCTGGAAAAATGCCCGCTGGGCCTCTGGGGCCGGGTCTGGGTCCGACGAAATAGCTGACGAAATGGGTATTTCCACGCGACTGTTGTTTTAGTTATATGGCCGACGTAGCAAAATCCGCAAACACCCAGGCTCCCACTGGGTACGATCAAAACTATCTGGGGAGCCTCATCCAGAGCCCCAAACTCTCGACGACCGGGAAAGCGCAGCAGCGGAGCATCCGGGATGCGCAGATGGCGGCGGACGTGGTCAACACGGTAATCGCGGCGGGGCGAAACCGGGCGATTGTCAACTCGCGCATTTTGGCCAAGTACAATGCGGAGCGCCCGTACGACGCGTACAAGCTGGAAGCCGAGGGCCTGGGGTGGCGGAGCAACTTCACGACGAAGCCCTTGCCTAGCATGATCGAAAAGATCGCGCCGAGGTTTGTGTCGGTGGTTGACGGGCTGAAGTATTTCACGAACGCGAGCCTGAGCCCGAAGTGGGAGAACAGCACCGAGAAGACCGAGACTTTCCGGGCCAAGGTAACGAAGACGATTCGATTTCGCAAGGGATTCCGCACGTTGACAGAAGACATCGCTTTTGACAACGCGCTTTTCGGGCATACGATCCCGGCGTGGTTGGACGAGTTTACGTGGTTCCCCAAGCACTTTAAGCAAGAGGAATCTTCCGTGGCGGACGGCACAAAAGCGGACCCGCGCTGGGCGCAGGTGGTTGTGCTCAAAGAGGTCTACCTGCCGCATGAATTGTTTGCGATGATCAGCCCCAACCCGGAGGCGGCTAAAGATGCCGGCTGGGATTTGACGGAGACTCGCGCGGCGATCAACACGGCGGCTCCGTCTCAGATTCGGGACCGGCTGAACGTGGGCGGTACACTGGAGACGTGGTATCAGAACGCGCTACGGGAGCTTACCATCGGGGCGTCGTATATGGCGGGCTGCTCGGTTATCACGGTCTACACTCTCCTGGCGCGCGAAGTTACTGGGAAGGTGTCGCACTATCGGCTGGCCGGACCGGGCATGGCTCCTATTTTTCATCGGGACGACCGGTTCCCCAGCATGGAGGATTGTGTCGCGTTCTTCACTTTTCAGAAAGGCAACGGCACGCTGCACGGGTCCAAAGGTGTCGGGAGGGACATCTATGAGTTGGCGGGGATGATTGACCGCACCCGCAACGAAGTCGTTGACCGGCTGATTATGTCGGGGAAGACTTTGGTTCAGGGCGACATCCGCAGAATTCACACGTTCAAGATGTCGGTGATCGGAAGCACGGTTATCGTGCCGACGGGGTGGAACGTCCTGGAACACAAGATTGACGGCAACGTTGAGGGGTTCTTGAAGCTGGACGTATACTTCAAGCAGATCGTCAACGAGCTTATCGGCAGCACTACGACCCCGCAGCCCGGAACGGGCGGCGAGGATATGCGATCTCCGGCGGCGTGGAATTTGCTGGCGCAGCGCGAGGAGGAAGGCCGTGACGTTCGCATCACCCGATTTTTGGCCCAGTTTGCGGACATGGTTCAGACCATGCAGCGGCGTTTGTGCGATCCAGACACGATGGAAGACGACGCCAAGCAAATGCAAAAAGAATTGCTGGAGATCATGAGCCGCGAGGAACTGGATGAGCTAGCGGCCAGCCCGGTGGCGGAGACGGTCCGTGATCTGACTCCGTTGCAGCGGCAGCTTATGATCTCGGTGGCCCAGGAGAAGCGCGGGAACCCGCTGTACAACCAGCGGCAACTGGAGGTTGAGGACCTGACGGCGCGCATCAACACCGACTTTGCGCAACGGGTTCTCTTGCCGGATGCTGACCCGACCGAGCAGGCGGAGCAGAACCGGCAGCAACAGTTGGAGCTTGTGCTGCTGAGTCACGGCCAGCCGGTGCCGGTGAGCCCTCGCGACAGCCACTTGATGCACCTGAGCGTGCTCATGCCGGCGGCGGAACAGATGGCCTCGCAGATCACGCAGGGCCAATTTGACACGAGCATCCTGGAGACGGTGATCTCGCACATCAACGAGCACTACGCCCAGGCCAAAGCGCAAGGGGCGAAATCGGACATGCTCACCCAGGTCGCACAATTTATCAGTCAGGCCGGCGCCCAGCTAAGTAAGCTGAAACAACTTGATCAGCAAGCGGCCTTAATGGCGCAGAACCCCAACTCGATGCCCCCACCCGAATATGGAAATCCTAGCGAGCGCGTCTGAATGGACCCACATAGACTCCGAGAACTTGGCTAAGTTCCTGGAGACAGAAACCGGGAAGCGGTTAATCCCCCGGTTGACCGAGAACATCCCGCAACTCCTGGACGGAGGCGACACGAACCGCGTTTTGATCCGCAGCGGCGAAGTGCGGGCTTTCAGCGCGATGCTGGAGACTTTTCTCCTGTTGGCGCACCCGCCGGCCCTGCCGAAACCGAGTGCGTCCGAGTACCCCTCGCCCGAAGATGATTCGGCCTGGAACGACGGCCAGAAAATAAACGTCGGAGTAGCTAAATAGTGACCTATGCCAAACCAAGAAGCCCCTACCAATCAGCCGGAAGTCATTGTTGATCCGGCGAAACACAACGCAGAAATAGCCGCGAAGGTCAAAGACCAGGACATTTCCGGGCACTCGACCGCGACCGGACAGTTCGAGGATGCCCGCGAGTCGCTGGACAAGCTCGCCGAGTTAGTGTCGGCAAAGAAAGCGGAAGTAAAGCCCGCCGTTGGAACGCCGCCCGCCGAGGTAAAGCCTGCCGCTGGAACGCCGCCCGCCGAGGTAAAGCCTGCCGCTGGAACGCCGCCGGCAGAGGTAACCCCGGTGGACGACCCCGAGCTTGTCAAGAAGGCTGATACTATTTTCAAGGACGCCCCGAAACTTCCGCCCAACGCCAGCCCGAAATCGGCGGAGGCCTTTTCGACGGTCAAAGTTCGCGCGGCCCAGGAGATCAGCGCCCGGGAACAAGAGATCGAGAGGCTCAAGAAGCAGCTTGAGGAGTCCGGCAAGCCGACTCCGGAGGCTCTGGAACACGCCAAGGAACTGGAGGAGTTGCGTTCATGGCGGGCCAAGGTGGATGTGGACTTCGATCCCAAGTTCAAGGAGTTCGACAAATCCATTGAGCAGACCCGGGAGTTTATCTACGCGCAACTTCAGAAGAACCCGGCGGTCACTCCGGAGATCATTGAGCAGATTAAGAAATATGGTGGCCCGGACCAGATCATCCTGACCAAATTGTTCGAGGCGATCAAGGACCCGACGTTACAGCGGTTGGTGGAAGCGAAGGTCTCCGACATCGAATTGGCGAAGTACAATCGGGAGCAGGCGATCAAGACGACCAAGGAGAACCTGGGTCAGTACGTGAAGGAGCGTCAAGAGGCCCAGTCTAAGGCGGTAGTGGCCCAGGCCCAGGCTACGACGGCGGAATTGACCGGGATGCTGGACCGGCTGGAGTGGTTCGCCGATCAGACTCCCGATGAGAAGGCTGACGAGGCGGCGAAGAAGCATGCGACGGAACATAACGAATTCATCAAGAAATTGCGCGGGGAGATCGCCGTCGCCGTCAAAGACGACTCGCCGCAGATGCGGGCGATCCTGATTACCGGCATGGCGCAGTTGTTCAAGTTGCAGCGAGAAATGCCGGCGGTGAAAAGCGAACTCGAAGCGACCAAGAAATCTCTGGCGGATATCACGGCCAAGTGGGATGCGATGAAGAACGCCAGCCGGTCGCGACTGAACGAATCCGCAGCGCCGACTTCTGGTATCCCCCCGGCGAGAAAAGACGTTGACATCAACCAGCGCACCGAGGATGCGGTTGACACAATCGCGCGACAGGTCATGGAGGAGCGCGCCCGCGCGCAGGAACAGAAGTAGGCCCGGGACATGAATCTCGGAGTCTCCGATACTACAGCGGGGGTCGCGCCGATGTGCGTGGCTCCCGCCTCGGCTGGGCTGGTCTACAACAAGAAGATCGTTATTGTGCTGCCGTGGTGGAAGCAGGTCTCGCCCATCACCGCGTTCTGCGTGGCGCAGTTGATTGACCGCAGGCGCACGGCGACCATGATGAACTTTGGGGACGCCTTTGTTGCCCACTCTCGAAACTCGTGCGCGGACGCTTTTCTCAAGACCGATTGCGAGTGGATGCTGACCATAGACGACGACATGGTGGTTCCATTTGGGCACGCGCAGTGGTACAAAACGAACACGGGATTCTCTGATTTTCCTGAGTCGTTCCTGAAGCTGAATGCTTTGGACCGGCTGATGAGTCACAAGAAGACGCTGGTTGGCGCTTTGTACTTCGGGCGGCATCCGAATGGCCCTCCGGTGTACAATGAAGGAGCGATGACGCCGCAGGAGGCGGACTTCGCGAGGCGAGCGCCGCATGATTTGATCAAACCTACCAAGTGGGTCGGCACCGGCTGCATGCTGATCCATCGGCAGGTGTTCGAGGACATTGAGCGAAAGTTTCCGAGGCTCTCCAGAGGCGCTGATGGACGCGGGGGCCATTGGTTCACATCAACGGAGGCAAGTCTGGTAGAGCGGATCATCACGTTGCGGAACAATCTCCAGGGCGGGGCGCTGGACGGGAACAAGGCGTATGCGGCTTTAGCCGGGTTGGAGGAATTGCTATCCCGGGCCAAGGATGAGAATTCGCTAGGCGTGGGTGAGGACGTAAGTTTTTGCATGCGCGCGGCGGTTGCGGGGCACCAGCCGTATGTGGACATGGGGCTGGTGTGTGGGCATCTGGGATCGTGCAGTTACGGTCCGCGCAATACGAAGGCCCCGGAGGCATTACATGAATCGTAAAATCCTTGTTGCGCTTCAATTCTGGGCCGGCGACAGAGCCCAGACAATGGCGTTGGCTCGGTTCCTGGCGGACATCGAGCCCACTCATTCGGATCAGGCCGACCTCTTGTTTGCGGCGCGGTTCGACTGCGAACACGACATGAAAACCGTGGAGTACGTGTCACGGAAGTTCAACGTTCGCACGTTCACCAGCCGGCGCCGAGGCGTGGGCTGGCCCTCGGGGTGCAATGAACTGTGGTTCTCGGTCATGGAGTGGGCGGCGTCAATGATTGACGCGCGGAAAATCCCAAACTACAAGGCGATCTTTACTACCGAGGGGGATTGCTGTCCGATTCAGCGTAACTGGGCTTCGCTGCTCTCGCGGTGTTGGGATCGAGAGACAGCGAAAAAGCGGGTTGTCATGGCCGGTCCGCTAGTAGACCCCGGCCCGCACATTAACGGCAACGCGCTGATGTCCACGGACCTCAAGTTTTTCAGGTGGCTCTCGCGGCGGGTATCCGGCGTCCCTGCCCGGGTTGGCTGGGATTACTATCTTGCGCCAGCCCTCAAAGAAATGGGCTGGGCGGATATTCCAGAAATGAAAAGCATTTATCGGACTCCGACGTTCTCAAGAGAACAGTGGGAGGACATGGTCATGAATAACTGGGTGTGGATTCACGGAGTCAAAGACGATTCTTTGATCCGCATCGGTCGGGAGAAATTCCTAGCGAAGCAATAGTTATGGATTACGGCTCGAAGATTTTTATAGCAGGCCACCGAGGTTTGGTGGGCAGCGCGCTCTGCCGGGTTTTCCGGAAGCACGGGTATCACAACTTGGTCACGGCGAACCACACCGACGTTGACCTGACTGATCCAGTGGCGGTCAAATGGTTTTTCAGTTCGTACTTGCCCGAGTATGTGGTGCTGGCGGCGGCGCGCGTGGGTGGGATCATCGCAAACGCGACTCAGCCCGTTGAATTCATGGTGGAGAATCTTCGGATTCAGGACAACGTTATTACCAATGCCAAGGAGTATCACGTCAAAAAGCTGTTGTTTCTGGGCAGCGCATGCGTGTACCCGAAGCATGCGACCGTGCCCATCCACGAGGACCAGCTATTGACTGGCGTGCTGGAGCCCAGCAACCAGGAGTATGCTCTGGCGAAGATCGCTGGGATTCGGTTATGTCAGGCATATCGTCGTCAGTACGGGTGCAACTTTATTAGCGCCATGCCGACGAATCTTTTCGGGGTGGGAGACACTTACGGGCCGAATCGTTCACACGTCATCCCTGGAATGATCTATCGAATTCACACGGCGAAGCGGGAAGCTCAGGATGTGATGCTTTGGGGCACCGGCTCCCCGGTGCGAGAGTTTTTGTATGCGGACGATTTGGCGGAAGCTTGTTTGCTCCTGATGCAGCATTACAATGAGGCGGAGCAAATCAACGTCAGTTCGGGGCGCCCGGTCGTGTTGCGGGATTTGGCGGGTTTGGTTGCCAAGACCCTGGAGTTCCCGAAACAAGTTCAGTGGGACCACACCAAGCCAGATGGAACACCCGTCCGCGTTTTGGATTGCAACCGCGTCAAAGAGTTTGGGTGGGCTCCCAGAGTTTCTCTGGAGGATGGACTCACCAGAGCTTACCAGGATTTTCTATGCCGAAAGCTTTTCTAGTTGGAATTTCAGGGCAGGATGGTTCGTATCTGGCCGAGCTTTTGCTGGCCAAGGGGTACGAAGTTCACGGCTTGATCCGGCGGTCAAGTTCGCCTAATTTGTCAAGGATCGCACACTTGTTGGGAGCGGTTCGGTTGCATTACGGAGATTTGACTGACGGCGGTTCGTTGATGCGGCTGCTTTCGTGGATAAAACCTAGAGAAGTTTACAACCTGGGGGCGATGAGTGATGTTAAGGTGAGCTTTGCCTCACCCGAATACACCGCGCAAGCCACCGGGGTAGGAACGCTGAACCTTTTGGAGGCCTGCCGGAATCTGGAGTTGATGCCGAGGATTTACCAGGCATCCAGTAGCGAAATGTTTGGAAGCTCTCCCCCGCCGCAAAGCGAGAAGACACCTTTTCACCCCCGTAGCCCGTACGGTTGCGCCAAGGTGTTTTCGTACCACATTGCGCAGAACTATCGCGAGGCCTACGGGATGCACATTAGCAATGGGATATTGTTCAATCACGAGTGCGTGACTGCTGAGACTCCGATTATCTTTAGGCAAAATGGGTGGGTTGATATCGCCGAGATACAAGAGTTAGTTCCGCACCGGACTGATCCACGTCATGGGGGAAAATATCAAACGACTCCAGACAGTTTGGAAATTTGGGATGGGGATAGGTGGAGTCGGGTAACTTGTGCCACTGCTACGTGGAATGGGGGAGAAAAGACTGTCTATCGCGTTGTATCTCGCGGGGGGGCGTATTGCGCGACTGGAGACCATATCTCGTTCCTTGACGGACGCCGGGAAATAAAAACAGAGCGAATTCAACTCGGAGACCAGCTTCAATTGTTTCCGCCTCCTGTTGGGGGTGTTGGCGAGGACTCGTTACTCTCAGAAAAAGAAGCTGAATTTCTAGGGCTAATGGCAGGTGACGGTTACGTGTGCCCGGAGGGTGGGTCCGCCCGGTTTACCAACCTGGACTCGGTTTTGCTAGAAAAAGCTGCGAATCTATTTAGGGGGTTAACTGGGGGAAAAGCGAGGCGGGACGAAACCAAAATTTCAGGGTATACCGGGGAGGTAGTCCCCTCGATGGAGTTTTCAGGAGCGGTCAAATGGTTTTCGTTGTGGCGATCCGAGTTGTACAATGAGCGGCGAATGAAAAAGGTTCCAAAACGGGTTTTGAACGCTCCGAAGAAGGTTCAACTAGCTTTCCTGCGGGGATACAATGCGGCGGATGGGCTACGCTCGAAGACCTGTTTGGCGGAGTTCAAGTGTTGGGTAACAAATTCGCCGTTATTGGCGGCAGGGCTATGTTTTTTAGCGGAGGCCCGCGAGCTTCGTGTAGCGATAAATTGGGACCCGCGCGGATATCTTCGACTCAACGTCGGGGATAAAGAACCAAAAAAGGGAAAGCATCTACTAAAGCCTTTGGGTGAAGTGAAGGGGATTCAGAAGATTGATCACTCCGGGTGGCTGTTCGATTTGGAAACAGAAAGCGGAACTTTTTCGGCGGGGGTTGGCCGGACTTGGGTGCACAATAGCCCGCGCCGGGGCGAGTTGTTTGTGACTCAGAAAATTTCCCAAGCGGTTGTTCAGATAAAGCGCGGCACGCAGCAGGAATTGCTGTTGGGAAACCTCCAGGCGAAGCGGGATTGGGGGTTTGCGGGGGATTTTGTGGAGGCCATGTGGCTCATGCTCCAGCAGGATACCCCCGATGATTACGTCGTGGCGACCGGAGAAGCGCACTCGGTGGAGGAATTTGTGCAGGAGGCGTTTTCGTATGCCGGGATGGACTGGAAGGATTTCGTCAAGGTTGATTCTACGCTGTTCCGTCCGGCGGAAGTGGAGCACTTGCTGGGCGATCCCGGGAAGGTTTTTTTCAAGCTGGGGTGGGAGCCCAAGGTGAAGTTCAAAGAACTGGTCAAGATGATGGTGGACGCCGCCGGGAAGTGAACGCATACGCATACTACAAACCAGTTCCGAATCTGTGGTCCGACGAGTCGCAGCGGGCGCTGATCGAGATTTGGAAGCGAAGCTGGGCCAAGCACGGTTGGACTCCGGTAATGATCAACGAGGACGACGCCGCCCGGCACCCGCGCTATGAGGAGTTCAAGAAGAAGTTTTGGTCGTTTCCGACGATTTACGGGCACGAGTACGTGGTCGGGTGTTTCATGCGCTGGGTTGCGATGGCGGTGCTCGGCGGCGGTATCATGGTGGACTACGACGTGATGAATTACGGCTTCAAACCGCAGGAATTCCAGTCAGAAAAACTAACCATTATTTCTGACACGGAAATCCCGGTTACGTACCTTGGAGTCGTCCAGGGACCCGCGCATTTATTCGACGCGATGAGTGAGGTCTTTTTCGCCTGGGAGCCCGATAAACGGGACTGGAAGGCCGAGGCGAACGCGTTGCATTGCGACGACAACTCGTTTGTTGTGCAGTTCCTCAACTCGCACACCCGGGAGTGCCCCCCGTGGCTGGCGGTCAAAGACGGCTGCACGCGATTTCCCAAGATTACCGGCCAGTTGGTTCACTACGGCTATGAAATGCGTGCCGCCGGTTATTGGCCGAAGTGCGATTTCGTGGAACAGGTCCGCCCATTTTGATCATGAATGTCTACACCTACTACATGCCGGTGCTCCACCTTTGGTCTGAGGAATCTCAACGCAGGTTGATTGAGGTCTGGAGACGAAGCTGGGCCAAGCAGGGTTGGAATCCCATCGTTTTGAGCGAGGGGGATGCGGCGCAGCACCCTCGGTATGCGGAGTTCAAAAAGAAATTCTGGGAGTTGCCCACCGAGTACGGGCACGATTACGAGGGGGCCTGCTTCATGCGGTGGGTGGCGACGGCGAACTGCGGCGGCGGGATGATGACGGACTACGACGTGATCAATTACAACTTTGCTCCGCGCGAGCCAAAGCCGGACAAGATGGTGATCTTCTCAGAGCCCGATACGGCGCTATTTATGGGCGCGATCCACGCGCCGAAGGCTCTATTTGAGCAGATGTGCCAGAACTTTCTGGACTGGCAGCCAGATCAGCGGGACTGGAATGCGCACGCGAACCTTTTTCACTGCTCGGACCTGACCTACCTCCAGCAGGTGATGCTTTTCAAGAATCGGCCCGCGCTTCCGTGGCTGGTCAAAGAGCCCGGGTGTTCCGAATACCCAAACATGGGGGGCTCGATGGTCCACTTTGGATACCACTTGATCGAGAACGGGTTCAAGCCCAAGCACGCTTGGATTGAGAAGCTGCGACCCCTCTGAAGAATCGGGTTGACTTGTTCGCCCGAAATGCTGACTATTCTCTGATGCCTAATGATCTCCTGTGGCATCCAGGAGACGGCCTAAAAGTGTTGCGTTCGTCGGCCAGGAGCGCGGAAACCACGGTAACAAATCCGGGGTAATCCCGGTAGAAACTAGCACTTTATGGCACTTACTTGTGACGATCCGAGTGATATCTCGGACATAGCGTCGAAAGACGTAAATCGTATCGTGGGGACTATCGCCAAGACTTTGGCGGCTAACAGTCCCTACATGAACATCATCAACGGCGGCGTTTTCCCTTCTGGCACTTCTGACGCGATTCGCTCAGTGGTCCAGATGCAGGCAGCCCCCGGTGATTCACTGTCAATCCCTACGTTTGTTTGTGATACAGACATCTGCGGGCACACGGGCGTTCAAGACCTGACCGACACGGTGGAGTTCACTCTCCGCCTGGAGTCGTTCCGTGGTCGCGGCCCCAACATCTGCGTCAAGCACGGCTACGCTGCCTTCAAAGGCAGCTACGTGATGGCGGAGGACTCGCTCAAGAAGCTGATCACCCAGTACATCAACGCGGACATCCGCGCTCAGTTGTATCTGCGGTCGGCCTCCAAATTCACGGCGAATTCCGGGTATGACTTCAACTCGCTCTTTACGGGCGGTCTGGAAACCGACCTGGGCGTCCTTTTCGCCCCGCTGTTGCCGACGGGTCCGATGACCTTCAAGGCGCTGCATTACATCGCGCGGTACATGCGCGAGGTTCTGTTCGGCGAGTGGTACTCGCAGGACAAAGGCATGCCGCACTTCCGGTTTATCGGCGGCGCGGATCAGGTTGAGTATTTCCGCTCCGAGGTTGGTGTTCAGAATGTGATGATTGGTCTGACGACCGGTGGTTACAAGCTGGGCGAGACCTCGCTGACGGCGTATTCCTTCGAGCAGTCTCCGGCGTACCGGGGTATTGCTTTCGGTGTGGATCAGCGTCCGTTGCGGGCGACTGGCTTCAACGCGGACGGGACTCTGGCGCTGGTTGACCCGGTGACCATTGTTCAACAGGCTGCCAAAGGCACCGCCTTTGCGAAGCCCAATCCGTCCTGGCTGTCGGCTGAATACGAGGTCGGCGTTCTGATCGCCGACGGTAGTTTCGAGCGTCTCGTCCCCGAGAAGTACGTGGGCGAGGGCAGCTTCAAGTTCGCGCCCCAGCTTCACATGGGCGAACTCGAATGGCACTACCACGTTGACAATCGGTGCAACCAGTGGGGCGACTACGGGTGGCACAAGTACCAGATCACGCGGGCTTATCGCCCGTTGCGTCCGCAGCACATCATCCCGATCCTGTACAAGCGGTGTACGGCTGACCTGGGCTTGGTGAACTGCGTCACGTCCAACGCGTCTTCGTATAGTGGCGCCGGCACGTTCGTCTACTCCGACGTCGGGGTTTGCTGCGACGACCAGACGCCGATCATCCACGGTGAACCGGGTGATCCGTACGTGACGACTGGCTGCGACGATCAGCCACAGTGAACCGGGTGATCCGTACGTGACGACTGGCTGCGACGAGTAATCGAATCGCAGCCCCCTTTGGGGTGCTCGCTGGTGGCGGGCATCAGGGTAGGGGAACAATGGGGGCGCGGTCCATCCGGATCGCGCCCCTTAGTACTGAAAGAAAAATTGTGTATCGAGTGTTGAGTACGATTTTTGAGGGCGAGAGCCGCCTCTTTGGCTTTTTGGGGGCGAATGTCACTCTGGGCGGGGCACGAGTAGCGTTGGAAAAATCCGACATAGGCTTGCAAAGTTTTATGCCGTGCTTGGCTAACATGCTGGTAGTGATGCAAATACTGGTGGCGTTAGCTACGCTGGTGTATATGGTTCTGAAGGTCCGCCGAGTCTGGAAAGGCAAGCGTGATGAATAGATTTTTCGCCATTATGGCGGCCCTGTCGCTGACGGGGTGCGGGACTTTGATCCCGAAGCGGGTGGAGCTTTTCCAGGACAAGGTCAAAGAGTTTCCCGAGCACGCGGAGTACGCGAAGGAATTACAGCGGCAGCTTGTGCAGCGGTTACAGGCTCGGTCTACGCAGACCGTTCAAGCCGCGTTGCTGTCGAACGCCGGCCCCAACGTGCTTGTCCCGGCCAAGGAGGTCCAGGAGTTGGCCCGTGCGGAAGCCGCGTTTGTTGGCCCGCCGGAGAAGCGGGCTTCGGAGACGACCTCCTCGGGGCTGTTGGCCCGGAAATTGGAGACGTCGGTAGCGCGATTTAACCAGGACATTGAGGACTTTCGCGTGAACAACAACGAGAATGCGGGAAAGAAAATCGAGGGGACGGGCCTGATTCGGGTGCCGTACCTTCTCTGGATTGGCGGCATCGCGGCGCTGCTTTTTGTGGCGTACTTCGTCGGCAAGATCATGCTTTCCATTGCGGCGGTCGCGCACCCCGGCGCGGCGCTGGGCCTGAACGTGGTGAATGCCGCCAGCGGGGTGGTCACGAAAGGATTTTCCCAGTTGGTCAAGGGCGGCGAGAACTTCAAGGATTGGATAGCGGACGAGATTCAAGACGTGGGGCTGCGGCAGAAGATTCTGGATGCTTTTCGGGTAAAACACGAACAGGCCCAGGACGATGAAGTCCAAAACACTGTTCGGGCAATCACTAAGTAGCTTATGTCCTGTTGCACATCTAATTGTTTGAACCCGTGCGGAGTCTCGACCACCAACACGGCGGCTTGCGAGTCGCTCCCGAGCCAAATCGAGAATTTCACGGACCAGTTCTTCGGCGAGGTAATCAAAACCGAAGTGAACGGGCAGGTAGTCTGGTCTTTGCCTTGCAGCCTGGAGACCGGGCTCCCCAACAACCCGCGCAGCGAGGGCGAGGGGCTGGCCTGCTATTTTCTCCGGCTATTTCGGGACGGCATCGGCGGGCTGCAAGGCCCCCGAGGCTACACCGGGGCTCCTGGGGCGGATGGAGTCAACGCTTACACGGTGACGACCCAGGCCTTTGCGCAGCCAAGCATCAGTTCTCCGTTAACTCAGATTGTGGTGGTCCCCAATCCGTCCATCGTGGAGGGGCTTGGAATTTTCGTCCAGTATTCGGGCATCTACGAGGTAACCGGAGTGGCGAACGGTGGAGTGCTTTTCGTTACCTTCATTTCGGCGGTGACGAGCCCCCTTGCTACAATCCCGGCAGGCGCTCTGGTTACGCCGGTTGGGGCTCCTGACGGGGCCACGGGTCCGCAGGGTCCGCAAGGTCCGCAGGGTGCCACTGGGATTGCCGGCGCTACCGTTACAAATGAAAACGGGAACTACGTTCATCTTGCGCTGGATACCTTTTCAGTGCCGAGCGGGGTGTGGGGTGTGGCCGACTTCGCTGGTGACACGCTCGAATTCACCCCCTCGACGGCAGCGACATATTTAGTGACGGGCGTGCTGTTGTTGGCTGGCCAAGTTGGCGCGGCGGCAACCGATACTTTTGGCGCGCAGTTTCGTACGTCTGACGGAACGACGTATGATGCAACAACTTCGTATTACGTTGGGGTTACCAACGGGGTGCAGGTCAGCGTACCCGTAAGCGGGATCGTAACAACGACTGGCGCCGTTGGGCAGACCGTGCAGTTGTTCACGACGACAACGGGGGCAGCGGGGTCTGTACTACTCGACGCAACCGGAACGCATTTTTCATGGGTTCGACTTGCGTAGGCTCTACGGGAACCGGGGACTGCACTGGGACTGTCCCCGTTATTCGTGACGGGGAAGACCAGGGGTTGGTCTTTCCGTGTGGTGCCCCCGAGTGCGGGCACAAGACCGTCGGCGTTCCGCAGTACGAGCTTGACATAGTCAACCTGGAAGACCCGGAGGAAGCGGCGGGTCCTTCTCCCGAGCCAACTCCGGAGGCACCGGAGTACGATGCCCCCGGGCAAGTGGGAAGCGGCGATCCGGCGAATGGCGCGGTCGGCGTGAACTCGGGGCTCCTGACAAATTTGTCCTGGACGGCGGCTACTGGGGCTTCCTCGTACTCGGTTTGGATTAATGGAGTATTGCAGGGGTCCACGATGAGCACTTTTTTCAGCATCGGAGCTTTGGCTACCAGCACGACGTATACGTGGCGGGTAGACTCGATTGGCCCCGGTGGATTAACGACGGGCCAGAATTGGACCTTTAGCACCGCCCCGTAAGCGGGTCGCAGTAACGGAGAACAGAAATTATGAAAGTTGATCTAGGATGTAAGCCAGAAATGTCGGAGGCGCAGATGCCAAAGAACGAAATGCCGGACGTTCAGTATCCGTCGTTCTACTATCGCGGCGAAAAGAAGCTCGAACTTCCGACGTCCGGAACGATGGAGATTCAATTCAAAGTCCTGTCCAAGTCTGAGCATAAGCGCGACGACGGGCCGACGCACTACGAGTGCTGCATTGAGGTTCAGGGCATCGAGGAGGTTGAGTCCGATGAACCCGAAGCGCCGACCAAGCGCCGGGTAGATGCCGAGGAGGCTTTGGACCGAATCGCATCGGCGATCAAGCGCGGAAAGTGAGTCATCGCAAATGTTCACGGTAAACGAAATTTGGGACGAGGCTAAGAAAATTCTTGGTGCCTGTGACGACATCAAGCTTTTTCGCTGGCTAAGTGATTCGGTTTCTCTGATCGCCAACAAAGAAGACCTGGAAGGTTGGAAGGGTTACCTGGACATTTGCACTTCGGGGTGCTCGTACTGCACGGGGACCGCCAGTCAATGCAACAATCCCGCCGGTTGCGGGCGCAAGTGCATCGCGCTGCCCCGCGAGGTTGAAACAGTGATCGCGGTGAACATCGGCGGGCAGCCCGCACTGGGTGTGAGCCAGTTGTTTTCGTTTCATCTGAACGGACCTGGGGACTGCCGCACGTCATGTGAGTGGAAGTGGCAGGACCTCGGGAAGTTTCACTGTACGTATCGTGACATCATTACGCCATCGAAGCTGGTTGCGTATCTCCAGACATCGGAGGACAACGGAAAGCAGCTTATCGTTTACGGATTCGACGATGGGGGTAATGTGTTGCGTCGGCAGGTTAATGGCGAGTGGATCAACGGGTATCAAGTTCCGACGATCTATGGAGTCGCGGTCCCCGATACCGCCGCTCCGACGATTGCTCGAATCACTGGCTTGTACAAAGAGCCGACTGTAGGCAGTATTCGGCTTTCGACGATTGACAGTTCTGGGTCAACTGGTTTACTCTTGACTGTTTTAGAACCGGACGAGACCCTACCCCAGTACCGGCGCATTCAAGTGAATCGCTCGTGTAACTGGGTGCGGATCGCGTATCGGAGAACCAATCCGGTATTCACGTCACGCTGGGATCACATCCCACTCAAAAGCCGGGTTGCATTTTTGCTTGCCGTTCAGGCGCGTAAACATATGAGTGACAACGCAATTGCGGAGGCGCACTCATACGAGGCTGATGCCGCACGTTTGGAACTGGAGGCTCAGGCGATTTGTGAACCGCCGGTGTATCATCCACTTCAAGTTTTGGACATGAATAACCCAAGATCAAAGGAAGACTACGATATCCGGTGATTGGTGTGATCATGTTCTCTAATCCGAACATTCAACTTCCTGTGTTTTTGGGTTGGTGGACCCGAGTTCTTCTTGCGGTTAGGCGAGCACGGAATCGCGAATATGCAAAAACGAGAAATCGGGAAAAGTATTTGCAATACCAACGCAATTATCAAAAATCTGCAACCACTGTGGGCAACGGAGAATTTGAGAAAGGGATGTAAGTTTCATGCCGCCTAGCCCGAGCAAGCGCATTCTCGATTACGACTCCACCTTTTTCCAAGGCATGAAGTCGGATTCTGACCCGGGTCAAGTCCCGTTGGGGTACTACTGGCTAGGAATCAACACGATCAATTCGGGCGGCGCGATTTCGTGCCGACCCGGGTATCGGTGCATCATCACCTTTCCGGACGGGAATCTTCAAGGAGGCGTAATCTACCGCCCGGCGCAGGGGTTGGAAGAAATGGTCGTGGTGATTGATGGAAAAGCGTACGTCGCTCCGTACCCGTTCATAGAGTTTGAGCTTCTTCCCAATATCCAGCTTTCTCCGTATGCCAAGCAGGTGTATTTTGCGCAAGCCACGCAGTCGGTGGAGCGGGTTAGCAATGATTTCGTGTCCAAGATTCAGGTGATCGCCAGTAAAGAAGTTGTCTTTATCCAGGATGGGGGGCTGTCAGCGCCGGCTTGGTACGATGGCTCCGGCTCGGGGCATGTTTCGGGAAACCTTTACGAGACTCCGGCGGGTAGCTGCATGATTTGGGTGGGGGACCGACTTTGGGTGTCGGTGGAGGATCAAGTTTTCGCCAGCGATATCTCCAACCCGTTTAGCTTTCGGGAGTCTGATTACCTGGGCGGTCAAGTCTCCTTTTTCTTTCGCACGCCCGTGACCGCGATGGCGATCACGCCTTCGATTGAAGCGCCGCAGTTGATGGTATTCACGGAATCCTCGGGTTCGATCCTGCAAGCGAATATCCGGGATCGGGCTACTTGGAATTCAACGCCAAATTTCCAGGAGGAAGTAATCGGGGTTGGGTGTGTCTCGGATCGGTCCGTGAAAGCGCACTACGGAGCGTTGACTTGGTATTCCCCGGCGGGAGTTTGTTTCTACGATCCGGCGACCAGCGGCAAACTGACGACTCGGCTTCCGGTTCGCGACAACGAAATGATGTTCAGCAAGGCCACGCTGAGCGAGGACCTGTCGTTGGTCGCTGGGGGCGTCTTTGGGCAGTATCTCATGATGTCGGTTCCGGCAGAGGATGTCTATAATCGGCATACCTGGGTGCTGAACCACGCTAGCCTGGAAACGCTTACCGACAAATCAGGACCTTCTTGGATGGGATATTGGATCGGAACACGCCCCGTGGTCTGGTTGGGCGGTCAGATCGCCAACACTGAAAGAATTTACCACCTGTCAGTAGATTACGACGGCAAAAACCGGCTGTGGGAAGCTTTTCTCACAGACCGGCTCGACTGCAAGTGTCCGATTACTTGGGGGGTATTGAGCAGGGGTTATTTTGGCGCTACGGGACACTCCACTGAAAAAACACTGGATATTCGTTGCCGGCTTCAGTGGGTGGAATTTGGGATAACCGCCATTGAGGAGGACATCAACATCGGGGTGTTTTACGCCCCCGGCACTCGCGGCGCCTTCAGGCCCATGCTGAACCGGCTTATCTCAGTAGAGCGAGGCAGCTTACGATACGATACTGAGATAACCGCTGAGTCGCTGGTGTACGCATTCAAAGCGCAGGCGCGCGAGCTTCGTACCGAAGATGCGAATCAGCAAATTTCAGACGATGCTCAGGGCGCCTGCAACGTGGAGAGCCAGGATCAGGACAACATTGATCACTATCATCAGCTTTTGATTGTGTGTCATGGGCCGGCAACCATAAAGTGGATAGCTCCTTCGGCTTTATTGGTCCCCGAAGATACTTCAGGAGAACCCTCGGCATGCGAAGATGAAGTCCCGCTGCGAGCGGTGCGGTTCGACGGAGTGGGTATGGTGGAATCCAACTTTGACAAGCTGGTCACGGACTTGGCGGCAATTCCGTTGGCGGACTATACATCCCAGAAAACCATCACGCTCGAAGAAGACGATTATCTGGCGGTCGGAGTTGGCTATGGCGAGAGCGTAGTGTCCCAGGCGGCGGCGGATCGAGTGGCAGAGATCGTCGCAACCAAGATGGCAGAGAACGAATTGATCAACATGTTGCCCGTGGTAACCTCGATTGGCCTGGGGTTGCCGGTCGCGTCGTACTACCGGACGCTGTCCGGGGGCGCGGTGACGCCGTCACCGGCTCCGGATTCGAGTTCGTGTCCGCCGGTACTGTTTACCGCGCTGGCAAATGGTATTCAGTGGACTCCGTACTCGGAACAAATGGGCCTAGTGGACTGGGGGACTGCTCCGTACACGTTTGCGCAGGCCTCCGGCGGGCTTCCTAATGGATTGACGATCAGCCCGACGGGCTTGGTTTCCGGAATGCCGTATGTAACCGGGGCATTTTTGTTCGAGGTTCGCGTTCGAGACGCGTCTGGATTGGAATGCACGCGCACGGCTTCGATGATCGTGTCCCCCGGCGGGGAGACCAACGTGGCCTGGAGTTCGCTGATCTGGGGAGCCCCGGTGGTTTCGGGCGGGTTTTCTCCTTCGCTGACCGTTTCTGGCACCGACCTTAGCTATTACCTCCACGGCAGCACCGCTTTCACGGGCTTTGAGAATGCCAACGGCTCGGTTTCGGGCTCGCTGCGCTACACCGGCTCAGATGATGCGTGCGAATTGCGGTTGACGGTGACCAACGCCGGCAACGGCTCCTCGAATACCTGCTCGCTGCACATCCAGGTGCTCCAGGACGGGGTTTCCTTGCTTGACGTTAACACTTCGACCCCCTCGAATCCCGCTGTCGGGTTCGTTTCGTACCCCTTCACTGTTCTCGCGGGTGTGGACCGCCTGATTGAGGTCAAGTTTACCGGATTTTCGGCGCACGGTAACACTACGAGCCAAGCAATCAGCGGGTCTTTCTGGATCAATAACCTGTGAACACTGTCCTAGACGTACTATTGCTCCGCCGGGTGCGGTTGGAGTATATCTCTCCGCCGATTTGCCCCGCATTGTTGAGCGGATCGGGCTCAAGCGTCATGCTGGAGGCTGCCTTTGGCCCGCCGGCACCGACCTCGCTTGAGTTTTTGGGCCAGTGTGAGCGTTTTCTGGTCTGGGAGGGCGCCAGTGACGCGGTTTGCACGTCTCTCTACCAAGCGCAGAACCCGGCGGACCCGCTTACGGCGTATTTGCTCGTTGCGGAGTGCGTAAAGATCGGTTTTGCGAACGTTTGCAGCGACGGCTGGTGGAAATACTCGACTTTGTCCGCCGACGGAATCGAAAGCGACCTCAGTGCGGCGATTTTCGTGCCTGGGATCGGTACGCGGAGCAGTTTCAAGCTGGAAAAACCCGCCGGGGCGGTTCGGGTGCAATTATATCGTAATTCTGACACCCTTGACGAAAACGGGACTTATGAATTGGTCCTTTCGACGGTCGCCAGCAGTGTTTTCGAGATTTGCAACCTAACCGGGCTGTACCGGCTTCAGACTATCTCAGCGGACGGGGCCTCCGAGCTTAGCGAGCCGCTTAGCCACACGACTTACGCGGGTTGCATCCCTTATCAGCTTCACGACATCGTAGGTCCAGACGCTTTGAGTTGTCTTGGTGACGTCTACTCCTCAATCTTTACCCCTGTCGGTGGCACGAGCCCCTATACCTGGGCGCTGGCATCCGGCACTCTGCCAACAGGGCTGACGTTGCATGCAGACTCGGGAATTCTTGACGGGGTTCCGATAGCCAACGGGGTATTCACGTTTTCGGTTACCTGCACGGACTCCACCGGGCACACTCGCACTGAATCGTTCAGTATTTCGATATTCGGGATCACAGAATACGCCGGGCTGCCGGATGCGAACACCGATACTGCGTACTCACAAAATCTGACTGCGGATGGCGGAACACCCCCATATAGTTATGCACTGACCTCGGGGGCGCTACCGAGTGGGTTTTCGATGAACGCAGCAGGGTTGATCACGGGAACTGCGATCAATCCGGAGATCGCGGATTTTACGGTTACCGCTACCGACAGCCTGGGGGTCGCTTGCGAGACACCGCTCGAAATCGAAGTACTGGGTTGCCCGGTTCCCGACGTTTTTCCAACCATCGCCTACACGACGCAGGTTAGCACGTTCCATTCGGCATTCGATCAATCTCGGCGGGTCTGGTGGCTACCTAGAACCTTATACTCGGCTTTGCCACCCCATCAGATGATCTATCGAGTCAGTACGTTGCTACCGACTCCAGCGTGGATCGCTAATGCTACGGACAGTTCTGGATTGATTAACACTGCCGCCAAAGGAGATATCGGAAGCGGTATGGGTCGTTGTTTGGTAGACACGAAGTACAACAATTTTGTTGTATTCGGCAACCAGGCCTATTTCAGTTATTACGATCTTGACACTGCCGATTGTGTGGCTTGCGGGATAAATGCGGGGGCTTCTTTTGGTCAAGTATTGTACAACGATGCTCAAAAAGGTTATGATGCCGTTCGGGGTTATATGTACACTACGGGAGCGTCTTACTACGCAACTGGTTGGCTACAGGTTTATGATTTTGCCCCCGCCCAGCGAAAGACAATCGCAGTCTATGCGTTAGCCGGATACCATACTGGTGATTCGGTGTACGTTCCGGATACCGACACGGTTTACATCTGCAACGTGGATGGGGGTAATCTGTTCCACAAGTGGAATGCCAGTACGCACGCCTTTACCTACAACCAAGGTCCCGCACCGGCTCTGATCGCAGGCCAAGTGCGGTATTTCCCAACAGAAAAAGTTCTGTTGTTCCGGACTGCTAATCGCATCTACCTGATTGATCCGATGAACGGAGACGCGGTGTTGACTAATTTTGCGAATACGAGTGGAACGCTGGATTACGCTTGCGATGATTCTTGCGCGGGGTATGCGTACCTCGTATTTAGCTCCGCTTCCAATCCATTCAAACTTTTGCTAACCGCTCCCTATACGCTTTCGATAGTCACTACGGGGCAGCCGCCAGTGTACTATAACTCGATCCAATACGACAGCGCCAGCGGGTTGATGTGGGGAATCTCCCGGGCACCGCTGTTGGTCTCCCATGTTTAATTTATGAGCCTAAACGCAACAAACCTGTATATCCAGGCCTCGCAACTTCCGGCTACTTTCCGGGGAACGCCAAACGATCTGTTCGCGGAAATGATCAAGCGAATGCGGATTCTGTCGCCGAGCGGAACGAACTTTATCTACATCGGCGATACGGAGCCGTCGTCTAACGTAGGTCCGTGGCTCAAGAACGGTACGCAGTGGTACGTGTGGAACGACGCCACTAAGCGTTACACGCCCCAGGACATTTCCGCCTCGTTTACTCCAGCATTCTGGCTGGGGAACACCCGGCCTGCTTCGACGAACCCGCCGGCTTGGCTGCGCACTTCGCTGGACGCAACCTCGTCTACGCCACTGGCGTATGGGGACCCGATCCGCTGGTTTCTTTGGAACGGGACCGAATGGGTGTGGCCGCACCTGACCCCGTCCAACTCCGGCGAGCGCCGGCTTTGGACTGGCACCGCAGCGGACCTGTGGTTTTTCGACGGCGGCGATGGGACGGACCCCGCCGGGGCGACCGATACCACGGGCGCTATGTGGATGGACGCCGGAGGCACCCCGCCGGCTGGAACCAACTATATTATCAAGCGGAGCCCCCGAAAGTTCTATACTCCGCAATGATTTCCGGCGACTATTGCTTGAATGGTCCAACGCTTGAACACTGAGCAAACAAGACAGATTTTGCATGACTTGGTTCCAAGCGGCTTTACGCAGCTTCGGATACCGGACCCGGTCACCGAGGAGGCGGTAGCGGGCTTCTGCGCGCCATTGGCGGATACTTCGGTCGGGCGCAGCTACGGGCTATTTGATGGGGGGACCCTAAAGCCGCTGGGCTTTTTCATGGGCCTGATCATGCCGGACCCGCTGACGGGCGACATGGTGGGGTTCGAGCACATCTGGTGGGCGGCACCAAAGGTGAACGGGCTGCCGTTGCTTCGACAATTTGAGGCGGATTGTCAGGAGGCTGGCTGCCGCCGGGTGATTTGCGGGTATTCTGATTTTGTAGACCCGGAGAAGATGAGCCGACTTTACCGCCGGTTGGGGTACACAAAGTTTTCAACAGCAGTGACGAAAGAACTATAATATGGGAGCGGCAGGAGCATTTGCGGGAATGGCTCAAGGTGTCTTGGGCGGTATCGGGTCAGTAGTCAGTAGCGCGATGGCAAAAAGTGCCGCCAAGAGAGTCGGCGCGCAGCAGGTCCGCGCGATCAACAAGATCAGGGAGTACACCGAGAAGAACATGGACCCCGCTCTACTGGCAGCAAAGGCGAAAGAGCAGGACATCCAGCGGGCAAAAGATCGTCTTGCGCTTCAAGCAGAGATTGATCCGGAGTTGGCCAAGCAGCGGATGGAATCCCAAAAATTGCTTTCGGAGCAGTTATCCGGAATTGGCTCGTCGGAGTCGGACCGAATCGCTGCCCTAGCCGCAAAAGAAGCGGCCACCGGGACGCCTGGAATGGAGGCCGTCAAGGCCGAGTTGGTGGATCGGGCGCTTACGGAATTGCGGGCGGGAGCCACCTTGCCGGCGGACGTGCAAGCCGAGCTTATGCAGGCCGGATTACAGCGGGCTGGGCAGGTGACCGGCACTGGAGGGGCGGCGCCGGGGAGCGTTGGCTCAAGTATTCTTAGTCAAGTACTGGGGACCGCTGGGCTCAACTTGCGCGCTCAACGCGCCACCCAGGCGGCAGAATTGGCTACCGCAGCGTCTAACCTGGAATCGCAGAGGCAACAAATTCTACAACAGCTATTCCCGAATCTCCAGAACCAGCAGTTGAAGAACATCAGTGCGACTTCGGGAATCCTCCAGCAGTCCAACCAGATGCTCCCCCAGGTGGGCCTCGGCGGCTCGGATGTCGCCAATGCGTGGCTAGCGCGCGTGGGTGCGTTGAATCAGTTGGCTGCCAACAAAGCAAGCGTCAATGCGGCAGCCGCAATGGCCGAAGCGCAAGCAAAGCAGAACATCTGGGGCACCGTATCCAGCGTGGGCCAGTGGAAGGCCTCCGGTCAGGGCGAGGGCGGCGGTGGTGGAACTGGGATAGATATCGGAGGGATAGCCAGCCTTTTCAACACGAGCGGCGGCGGCGCTGGCAGTAGTTTCAACCAAAAGGGGAACGTAGCTGGGATGTAATATGGGACGCGACGACGGACAAGACAAAACCGACAAAGCGGAGGAAGTCCGCTTGGCGGAGGAGGCTGTGAAGCAGACTGGAAGGATGCCGTTTTTCGAGTCGGAGCCTCCGATACCTTTTGGGGTAACTCTCGGGGACGTGTGGCCCCAAAACTAAAGACATCTTATGCCTGGAATCGAAGACGTACAACCGAAGCAGCTTTCATCGCTGGGGCAGCCGTTTGTCACTGACCTAACGCCAGCAGTAACGCAGGACGCGGTTCAAAAGCTGGTGGAGGGATTTCGCAGCGGTTACATCACGACTCAGGACATCATGAGCCGGGCGAGCACGCTGTCTGCGACCAAGAGCAGGGCGGAGTTGCAGATGGCCCGGGAGATCATATCGCCCGAGGCGATCCAAGCGCGCAAAGAGGCGCAAATGCTGGAAGCGGAGAAAGCTCGCGGCGAGCGTGAAGTCGGTCTGGCAAAAGATTTCGTGGGGGCCTATCTTCGGTACAACCTCCCGTTGAAAAAGGCGGACGGCTCGACCGATTACACCGGAATGGCGGAAGTGGGGCAGAAGTACGCGGACAATGAACGCTTGTTGAAATACGCGGAGTTGGGAACGAAGGGTGAGCCGCGTCAATTTATAGATGACAAAGGCCGCACTCACACCGTGATGATCAACTCTTTCGGCGAAGACATTACTCCGGTTCCGGGAAAGAAGAATGCGATCCTGGAGAACTACCAGAAGATGGCCCAGAAAGCCCGGACGTTTTTGCTCCAGAACGACGACGAGCCGGAAGTCCCCGAGGGTGGCACTGCTCCGGTGATCGAAGTGGCTCCAAAGATCATGACGCCAGGGCCTTCACCGATGATCACCGCGCTTGCGCCGCAGCCGTTTCAGTATGTGCCCGAGGGCGCCGTCCAGGGGGCCCCCACTCCAATCGCTGCCGCTGCTCCGATGGTTCAACCGGCACAGCCGGTTGCCGCCGCTCCGGTGGTAGCCCCGAAAGTAGCGCCCGGGGTTCCGGAGTACGAGCCGTTCACCGGCATGATTACCGCGACCACCTTCAAGCCGGACGACTACATGAAAGATGTTCGCGGTTCCGAGCTTTACAAGAACTGGGCCGAGAAGACCCCGGCGATTGCTGGTTTTCGTGCCACGGTTCGCGCATACCAAGCGGCACCCGGAGCCCAGATCACCACGCAAAACGATATTGACTTGGCCAACGCGGCTTTACAAATCGCATCACCTGGAGCGACTGCTGGAGGGCGGGGGATGGAGTCGTATCGGGTCACTCGAATCGAGGAGGCCGTTCCGCTTCTGGAACGCCTGTTGGACTTGCCCGATGTGGTGCTGAAGCGAAATAAGTTTCCCGAGGAGACAAGAAATCGAATCATCGAAATCACGGAACGCAAAGCCCAGCAGTTGGAAGGGCTGGCCCGGGATACTCTTACCAGCGCCAAGGCTCGGCTCGCCGAGCAGGGGGCCGATTCGGAGTCTGTATTTTTCGGCCCTGAGAAGGATTTGTTAGGGGGAGCCCAGTCTTCTGCCAGCGGAGCGGGAACGGTAACCGTCCCGATTACTCTGGGATCGCGAAAATTCAACATGACTGTCAGAAAGCAGTGAATAATGCCGGTTTCAATCGTCAATATCACCGACGAGGCCGGGAACCCCGCCACGCCGACGCCCGAGGAGCAGGCTCAGCTTGAGCAGATGGCTCAATCGGTTTCGATTGAGCAGCTTTCTGGAAGCCCCGCTGCCGCCCCACCGAAGACAGGACCGGAGCCGACACTGTTATCAGCGTTCGATCCTCCGCAATTCCATGACGACCGGGGCAACCCGGTAAAGCTCACGCCAGCAGAACAGCGCGAAGCCCGAAAGCAAGCCAACGTAATAGACCCGTTGCTTGACTTGACTCCCGACGAAATGGTGGAGTTGATGCGCAAGCACCCGGAATCTTTTGACATACCTTCCGCATACGGAGCCCGGCCCGATGTCCGCGAGGATCAGGAGGCGGTCCAGCGCGTTGCGGATGCCTGGGAGAAGTTGCGGGCGAGCACCGGGCTGCTTGACCTGCCCAGCTTGCCGCGAGTCGTTGAGAATATCTGGGGCATGGCGAAGGGGGCCTGGGAATACGGTAAGGGGATGCCTTTACTGACCCCCTCCCCGGCGGGAACAATCAAGGGTATCAGGGATTGGATTAAGGTTGCCCAAACCGGAGAACTAACCCCCGAGCAGCTTGAGAAAGCTCGCGAGGGTGCCGAGAACGTTTATGCTTCCGCGCTGAGCCTGGAAGGGCTCGCCGAGCAGGGTGTAAAGCTGAAGCGGAAGATCGTTGACATCTTCTCGTCTCCCGGAGAAACTCCGCAGGGGCGCCGGCAGCGGCTTGAGGACTCCGTGGCTTTACTCCAGGAGACTCAGAAGATCGCGACTGGCGAGAAAGAACTGCTTCCGGGATTTAACCATTTCAAGGAATATCTAGCAGAGCACGGCTACGCAATACGACCGGAGAAGATTCAGGAAAAAGCAGCCGGCGATCCGATGACTTTCTACCTTTTCGGGAAAGCCTTCGGGGCTCTGGGGAAAGCGGTACCCCAAAAGGCGGCGCTGGCAATCGAGACTAAGCTGGCCCAGGCCGGAGCTAAGACCGCTGCCGCAACCGGGGCGATACTCGAACCCGCTGCCAAAGCGGCGGCGTATGTTCTGCCCAAAGTCGCAAAGGTGGCTCCCGTCGCAATGGCGATCAAAGGTGCGATTATCGGCGGCGAAGCCGGAAGTATTACCGGCGGCGCGGCGCTAGGGTATGCCGCCGGCAAGACTCTCCAGCGGCAGCTTTTGAAGGCGGTTCCCAAAATGGAGAACCTAGAATCGCTGGGCCGTCAAATCGCCGGGAAAGAGGCGATCTCAAGTGCCTACGCGCAGCTTGCGCGCAGTGTCGCTGAAACGGCGCCCACCGCTGGCTACGAAGTTGGCAAGGGCGCGCTATTCGATCTCGCGATGGTTTTTCCAGCGGAAACGCCGGAAGAAGTAAAGAGTATCGGAATCGGAACCGCTTTCGGACTGTTTGGAGGCGGAATGCGCGGGGGCGCGCATGTGCTCAGCGGACAACTGATTGGACCTCGCGCGCAGGCGCTAGCAAAGCCAGTAGCGGCACGCAAATTTTTCCCCTCGCTGACTGCGTTAGACTCGCAAGCCTATGCCAACGCTACCCCCGGTCAAAAGCTTCGCCTCAACGCGCTTCGAGCAATCGTAAACGGGCTGGGGGACAACTTCGAGTTTATTTTCGCGGGACCCAAGCCCGCAGAAGGAGTTGACCCGGCTCCGGCTGCTTTGCTGGCGTTGAAAGACGCTCAGGGACGTCAATTGTTGACGCCAGAAGCCGCAGATACCTGGGCCAGCACACGCGGCTTGATGACCGGCGACGTCAACGGAAAGCGAATCGTTTTCGTCCGCGACATTGAGGCGGGGCCACACGAAGTCGCCGGGCATGGGTATGAGACCGCACTGGGCGAGTCCACCATGCGCGGAATTGACCGGATGATCCAGCAAGACCCGAACTATCGGGGGGAACGTTGGGACGCAATAGGGAGAAAATACGCGGGAGACTTCACGGACTCCGCCGGCAAACCAATTTGGGACCCGACCAAGATGACTTGGCAGGATTTCCTGTTGCAAGTCACCCAACGCGGACGACTGGAAGCACAAGAAAAGTTACTTCGAGACCGAATCGGCGAGGGTCCGTTTACTTCTGGCGAAGCAGAGGCGCTTTGGTATGACTGGCTGCAACAAGCACCCGGTGAGACTCCACAGGCGCGCGAAATCAACGCGGTGAAGGCGATCCTTACTCCCGAGGAGTACGCCGAAGTTGCCAACCGCACGCTGTCCAGGGAGATTTTCGCTGAGAACGCGGATGTCAGCTTTCGACACGGTACGGCCCCTGATGCGCAGCTAGCGGACAAGTTAGCTCGGCTAATCGGCGGATTCGTTACCTACCTCGGCGGGAATCCGCTAGCGGGGCAGGTCTCCCCTGGGGAAAAGTTCCCGCTCAGCCTGGATATCATACAGCAGCACCGAAAAGCCGCGAAGACGCTTTTTGGCGAGGAAGCCGCCCCCGGCGAAGTGGTCCTCCCGAAGAAAGAGGCGCGGAGGGGCACTGGAATTCCCGCAACTCCAGAACAGCAAGCGAGTGCGGCGGAGCAGGCAAGGGCTACTGCGGCAAGCGCACCGGATACACCGCCGGAAGCTGGCGGTACTCGTTCCGCCCGGGAGTTGCTGGGTCAGATCGCGGAAGCAATAGCGGGACGGTTGGGGGTAAAGATCAACTACCTCTCGGCTCCCGGAGAGCCCGCCGCAGCCACGACAGCGAGCCGGCCCGTGCGCCGGGCGGTTATCGAGGCGTTCCGAGACATGCCGCAAGCTGCCCGCGCGTTGTGGGAGAAGCTTTTCACGCCGGAGCGAGTTATTCAGACCAAGGCCGGGAAGTACCAAGTTCTTGGTTGGTCTCCCGAGGTATACGCCGCCAACGCTCACCGGACCGCGTTAACGGTAGCCGACATTGTCGCAAACGATCCGCAGTACGCCAAGCTTATCCCGGTGGAGTACCCAATTGATCCGAAGACAGGTAGTTTTACAGAGGATGGCTGGCGCCAGCTTTTCCAGGACACCCAGGTCGCAGTTAGGAATCAGATGGCCGGGCGCACGGGTAGTGGGCTTCCGATGGTGGTCCCAAAAGAAATGCAGGAGACCGGCGCATACGCTCCATCGCTCCAGCCCGGCGATACGTTGCCGCAGGCCCGCGCGGACTTCATCAATTTTCTATTCGGATTCAAACTTCCAGAGACGGCCCGCATACAGCGTGGAAAGATGCCGCTTAGTATTGTCGGCGCCGAAGTGTCTGAGGCAACCCTACCGGGCCGCACCGTGGAGCCGGTCAGGCCCCGCCCGGAGTTTGCCGGGGAGCGCGCTGAGGAAATGGGTATTGCGGGCCGACAAATCCTGGAGGTCAATCCGTTTCGTCAGGCGTTGGAACAGGCAGCTAAGGAAACCGGTGTCCCGTTGCCTTCAGTGATCGAGGCGATTCAACGCCTCAACCTCGAAAATATCAAAGAGGTAGAAGTCGTTCCCGAGGCGCCCGAGTTTCGCGGCAATACGTTAACGCTTACCGCCGGATTTCGTCCGGAAGGCCGGGAACGCGCTAACGAGCTTTTTCCGGCGCTCCGCACGAAGACCGGGCGGATTATCACGGGCAAGGTTGGCCAGGAGCACGCCGACATCTACGCTGCGCGGCCTACCGCAATAGAACGCGCTGAGCTTGTCATGAGCCGGCCTGAGCACGGCTTTGCGCGCGGAGAGGAATTTCTGACCCGACAGGAGGCCTCAGAATACCTGGGCGAGGCGGAACCTTTGCAGTCGCACCGGCTCCGCGAGCTTCAGGCGGTCCCGGCGCAATACTCGCCCGCCGTCAACGCTATGCCTCCGGAAGTTGTACCCGATTTTCGCCCCGAGGAGGTCCGGGGTGCCACAATTCACACTCCGCGCCTATCCTACTCTGAGGCAGCAGTTAGTGCTGACAACCCGTGGATACGACGTTCTGCGGACCCGGCTCGCTCAGCAGCGGTTGAAAATGCGGATCGTACTCTACTGGTTCAACTTTCCAGTGATTTGGTTACCCGTAAAGTTGGCGAGGCGGATGAGGCTTCCCGGTATTATGATTTGCTCTATGCGGGTACCCGGCCTGGATACGCGCGGTTGCAGGACTTCTGGGAAATCCCGCAGTGGATTGGCTTCGCCAGCAAGTTTATCCCGGATGCGGATGTGTACGTAGTGCGGGACTTCGCTCAGGCTCAAGAATTTCTAAACGAGGCGGGATACGGGCGCGTTGCATTCAGCGCGCTCGACACGAACAAAGGATTGATCCGAGAGTTGGTCAAAGACTACCCCGGGCAGGTAGACATCGGCGGTTACGTGGACCCGAAGACTTTTGAAGACCTGCCGAATGTCAAGTGGCATGACACGATGGAATCACTGGCCAAGGACATGGGGGTGGAGTACTCCGACGGAGTTGACTACCGACATTTCCAGGGTTCCGACGTGATCCCGCGCCTGACTATGTCGCAAGGCTGCCGGCATAAGTGCGCATTCTGCTCGGTGCCAAAGAAAGTGACGGAAACGGCTCCTGATACGGTCCGACAGCAGGCGGATGCAATCGCGAAGCTGGGCTCTAAACTGGTGTACCTGAACGACAAGACTTTTGGCCAAGCAGGTAACTACAAGATGTTGTCGGATGTGTACCAACAGATCAAGGGACAGAATCCGGACTTTCTGGGCTTTGTGATCCAGACCACGGCAGCGCAGTTGAAGACAATGTCGCCGGAATTTCTCCGGGATTCGGGGATCAAATTTGTTGAGCTAGGGGTGGAATCGTACAACGATCCGATCCTCAAGGCGATGCACAAGCCGGCTACGGAGACGCTGATTGATCAGGTCACCGACAAACTGCGGCAGGCCAACATCGCGCTGATCCCAAACATCATCATTGGATTTCCGCAAGAGACTGCCGAAACCTACGCGCGGACGGTAAGCTGGCTCAAGGCCAACCAAGACATAATTTCGCACGCCAATATCTACAACTTAGCTCTTTACAAAGATGCGGAGTTGGGGAAGAAAGTGCTCTCGCTTTCAGAAGGTGATTTCAATGAGAACGTCCTGGAAAAATCTTTTCACACTAACCCGGAAGTCCACCGTACTTTCGCGGGCGACGTCTACGGGCTCGCCACGGAAATGCTGCGGGGGAAACCGACTTCGGCTCAATTTCGACCCAAGGGACCCCCGGAAAACGTCCGCCCAATTGACGAAATCCCGGATCGCCAGGAAGCCCTGTTCCCAGTGCAACCAACCGCGCAATTTCGCGCCACAACCCCTTCGGGCAAGGAAATTGAGCGACGAGGTTACCAGATTACCCGCGACGATTACGGTCCGTCAGGCGGGATGATCTACCTGCGGATACACACCGCATCCGGACATGAAGTTGGTCAGATCACGGTTACCCAGGTTGACCCCAAAACAGCATACGTCAGCATGGTCAACGTGTCGCCCGCGTTCCAGAACAAAGGCTTCGGGGAAATCTTGTATCGCGAGGCCGCAACGGAATTGCAAAAACGCGGGGTCACCGACCTTGCGGGGAGCGTCGTCCACCCGGCTCCGCTAAAGATTCGCAATCGCCTTTTCGGAAAGCCGGTAGTCCGCGAAGAAGCCGGCGCTACTGCCTCGGGTGGAATCGCGTGGCACTCCGTGCATCGAATAGCACCCGATATCCAGTTTACGCCCAGCAAGGACCCTCGCGCGGTGAGGGAAGCGGCGATCCAGGACCGGGTCTCCGAGCGCGTTTTCACGGCGCCAACGCACTCACAGGCTTACGAGAAAGCGGACAAAGCCGGCGCGCTGGAAGGGGGCGATTTCCGCGATGGTTTCGTCACAAAAGATGGTGAGTTTTTGTTACCGCAAGAAGCCTACAAGCGCGGGATCGAGCTACAGCAATTCTCGGATGAGGAATATGCTAAGGCGGTACTATCTCGCGGCGAAACGCCGGCTTTGATGACTGACGAGCCGTTGGAGTCTGAAGCGTTTGAGGCTTCCGCACAGTTTTCACCAGCGAGAAAACGCGCGGAGGAGAATCGTCAGACGATGGCGAGTACGTCTATTGCGTGGCTGGACCCTCGCGGAGTTCTTCACAATGCGAGACCGAATCACGAGGAGTTCGCTAGAATCCGGCTCGGGCTTCCGGCATTAGAATCCACCGGATTGAAAGAAACCTCGGAGCAAGCTGAGGCCAGCCAGGGCCGGCGGCAATTATTCAAGCAAGGTTGGCAGAGAATTATCCGAGACGATGGCGGCGATCCGCCGACAATCTTTGTCGAAGGCACACGAAATCCGAATAGGGACCAACGCGATTCACTTCAAGAATTGGGGGAAGCTCGTAAAAATACCGTCTTCGTAGATCAGTTAGGCGCCCCGATCTATGAGGTTCAAGCTCCCGAAGTCTCCTACTCCCCAAAAAGAAAGGACACCGAAAAGCAAGCGGCAGACAACCGCCGAGTGTTTTCTCGCGGCCAGCGGTCTACGCACGGCTGGTGGATGGACCCCAACGGAAAGCTTTAC